TTGCCAAAAGAAGGAATAAAACCAACCGAACAGCAATCTGTAGTTGCTTCAACCGCAAATCAAGCAACTGATGCCGGTGCTGATGGTGCTGCCACGGGATCTAGTGGAGGGTTAACAAAAGAACAAGCAGAAAAACTTAAGGCAGATCTTGGTAAAGAAAAATCTGGAACAAGAAATGAATTTCCAGGGGCTCGTGGTAGTAATCCTTTAGTTTATCCAATTACATTACGACAGGACTTTCAAGATGTGATCAAATTTTCAATGATTAAATACGCACCAAGAGCACTAGATGCAAAGAATGAAGGTAAGGATTTGTCGCCCTTTGAGGAAAGGAGAGCAATAACTTTAGCAAATACTATAGGAACAGTAATTCTCCCAATTCCCAATGGAATTACAGATACAAATTCTTGTGATTGGGGATCAAATACAACTGGTGTTTTTGGAGCTGAGTTATTTAATATTGCAAATTCATTTATAGTTGGAGGTGGAGAAGCTGGAGCAGCAGCAGTGGGTGGAGCAGTGAGTGGTGCAGCAGGTCATACTAGTGCTATAGCCGCGTCTCTTTCAACAAAATTTGCAGAAGCTGCATCAGGAACGACGAATATGCTTTCAAGAACACAAGGTGCTGTTCAAAATCCAAATATGGAACTTCTATTTAATGGACCAACACTAAGACCTTTTAATTTTACTTTTAAATTAGCATCAAGAAGTGAAACAGAATCTAAAACCATTCGTTCAATTATTAGGTTTTTTAAACAAGGAATGTCTCCTATTAGAACTCAATCTCAATTATTTCTAAAAGCACCTCATACATTTCAGATGCAATATCTTCATAAAGATAAAGAGCATAAGTTCTTAAATCAATTTAAAGAGTGTGCATTACAATCCTTTAGTGTAAGTTATACCCCAGAAGGACAATATGCAACCTTTC